AAACTTTTATGCAGCCTTATGGACTTCTTTCCAAGTCAGAGAACTGTTAGAATCATCGACTTGTGACCAAAAGATCCCGCCTAATGTTCCAGTACTACTTGTAGCAGAAACTCCTGTTATTGTAAAGACCACATCTGTTTGAATATTTAGAGTACCCACAGAAGTAGATGCTTCTTCGCTAGGAGCCATGTAACTTGTTTCTTGAGTAACATCACCTTCACTTGCCGTTGCACTAACTCCTGTAACAAAAATAGATGTTAATACATCCCCTACAGCAGAAGTAGCAACTTGCCCCGCAGGTTCAACCGTTGGTGAAATAGAAATATCTACAGATCCTGTAGTTGCATCTAATTCAGGTTCAGAAGCTGCTACAATGGTTATTCCAGCGTCTCCTGTTATTGAATATGTTCCAATAGAACTGTCTAACCTATTAAGAGAAACTGATATATTTTGATCAGTAGTTACCGTTGATCCCGTTCCACTTGTTGCTGTTAATTCATTAAGAGAAACAGCGTAAGATCCACCAGAAGCGCCCCATTGTTGATCCCCCCAACCAATAGTGGCTCCTGTAGTAATATCTTTAGCTCTATTCCATCCCGCTCTAATTTCTACAGTAGTAGTAACATCGCCCTCAAAAGAAGTAGCATCTGTTCCTGTAATAGGAAAAATAAAATCAGATTGTACAACGTATGTACCTATAGGTTTCCACTCTAACTCATTACCCCCAGGCGTTGCATTAGCAATACCTGTAGCTACTGCATTACCTGCAGTAGATGTTAACTCATCAAGAGAAACTGATATAACCTGATCAGTAGTAACGGTTACATCATCAGTAGATGCCGTGAGGCCAATACCTGTAACAGGTATTGGACCAAATTCATTCCAATTACCATCGCCCCAGGCTTGTCGGCCCCATCCTTGGACGGAAGCCATAACTTATCTCCTACGCTATTCTTAAGATTGCAGCAGTTGCTTCAGCAGCAGGGAATGTGATTGTAAATGTTCCAGCAGATGAAGATTTAACTCCACCGAAATCTAAAACACAAACAGCAGCATTCGTAGTTAATCCTGATACTGTAGAAAAATTGTAAATCACTGCAGCTTGAGCCGAAATAGTTGCACTGGTAAACGATAAGTCAGGTGAAAAATCACAAACAGCGGTATCGCCAGATAATACTGGTGTTACTGATGTTAATGCTCCGCCTCCTGCAGCATATGTTCCTGATGCTCCTACTTCATCCCCAACTGCATATACAGTAGTTGATTTACTTAATGTTGCTTCTGAATCGTAAAGCGCTAATTTAAAAGTGTTCCCTGTCGTTGCCGTAAAATTGTGCAAGCCTTTCAGAATCTCCACTTTAAAACTGTTACAAACAGCTTGAGTTATTGCCATGTTGACCTCCTATGGGTTCTTTGACTCGAGAGGGATACGAATAACGCCATCTCGAAATTCGTCTCTGCGGTCGCGCCCCATCTCATATGTGGCAAGAGCCTGCACAGACTCGTTAAACATTTTATCATAGTATTGTATCATATCTGCTGGACCTTTCAAGTATCCAAGAGCTTGTAAAATACAACCATATAAAAGCACGTTGGGAGCGTTTTGACTTAACCAAGTAGATGTTTGTGTACTTGATAAACCATCAGGCTTGTACGTGTATGCGATCTCTGCCGTAAGAGCAGCATCGGGAGTTGGCGCTAAGTAGTGCGTATCTTGATCCCACATAGCATAGTACTTGGGGGTAGCATTCGCCGTTCTATCTGGCCAGTATTCATTCATAAACGAAATATCTTTTTGTAGCAAGAAAGTTCTATCAGGATCACTAGAAGAAGCATCATAAATTTGTATGTACCGGGTAGCCTGCCAATCACTAGGAAGAGGCACAAAAGGATTTCCTACTGTCAATGTAGCATAATCATATTTACGGTAGTAATTAAGATCTACCGTTCTCATTATTTGATCTTCTATAGATTTAATAAAAGGTTGAATAATAGAATCAGATAAAACATTAGTATCTGTTTCTGTGTAATTTCTTACATTATCATTTAAATCTGAATAGTCGGTCATGATGTGCTTACTGTAACATTTCCAACTCTAGATAACAACTGTGTCCTTTGTTGAGGTTGTTGCACACTAAGAGGCATCATACTTCTTTGAGTATCTGCATAAGCAACGCCGTTAGCATAATAATTGGTAACAGGTTCTAATAATGTTTGAAAAGAATTAACAGCTTGACCATCTCCTGTTCCGTCAAAAACATTTCCACTAGGAGAAAGAACAACATTTCCTGTAGCTCTTCTAACCGCATTATCACCTACATAAACATTCGAATCAGCTATTTGTGGTCTAGGATGTTGTAAAGATTGAGGATCAGTAGGATGATATTGTGGGTCTAATTGGGGTTGCTTAGGTTCAAATTCAGAAACATGAACCCAAGATCCCGTCCATTCTTGCACCATTTCATTATAAGGAAATGCCATTCCTGATCTATCAGAAATTCTTAATGCAAATTTACCTGATGCATATCTTCCCATTAATAGCTCCCTGCTGTAACACCTATATAAGGAACAAAATGAGAGCTAACATTTCCTCTATTGGTATCTGCTGCTCTTTTAAATTCTTCTTCGTAAACTAATTTTAAAATTTGAGTTCTATCAGGAGCATATTTTAAAGCTAAGTAATATGCTAGACCTGCTGTAAGACAGGGTAAAAATGAAAAAGGAACTTCATTATTATTAGTATAAGCTCCAGAATCTTTCATTCTTAACATAGCATAAAATACAACCGTGTAAGCTTGATCCGCTGCAGGGTATAAGTATAAAGTAGGATTAATTGTTTTTTCAAAATAAAATTGAGATGGTCTTCCGCTTGTTGTTTTAACTGTATAATTTAAATAAGTAGAACGACTAATAGGAGTAGTAGAAAACTCATTGTTATTAGCATCTCTTATAACTAAATCCGTAATATCTACAATTTCAGAAGCAGCATTAGCTCCTGAACCATATAAATCAGTTCCAGAAAGACTAGTAGTATTAGCTGTTAAAGAAGCAGTTTGTTTTTTTATAGTCCAAAGATTAAGTCCTCTATTAGACCATTCTGCTAATAAAAGATTTAATGAACGACGTGCGGTTTTTAACTGGTACCCTGTTCGATCCTGTAAACCGCATCGTTCAAAAGCTTCTTCTACTATTTCATCAATAGAAAGATCAAAGTTAGCTGTGCTAGCATATGAAGGCATTAAAATTACTTACCAGATTTACCAAAGCCACGTTTTGCTATACCGCCTCCACGTTTATTAATAACACCTTTACCTTTACCGCTACCAAATTTACCATAAGATTCATCTCTGCTTGCTTTTAATTGTTTAGGCGTACGTTTTTTTCTTATACGCATTGCAATAGATTCATCTTTACGATCTTTATAACCTTGTTTTTTGTTACCAACACGACCACCGCGTTTCATTCCAGATGGTCCACGATCCATTAACATAGTAGGCATACGTTTTGATCTTTCATCAACACCATAACCTCTTGAATACATCATGTCGCCTGTACGACCACCCATATTCATTTTCTTAACTTTTCCGCCACCTCGCATTTTAGCAGTTTTTTTAACTTTTCCTCCGCCTTTCATTTTAGCGGTTTTCTTTTTACCCATCATGATAGACCTCCATTGATCTGTTTGTATTTATTAGCACGAGATACCACAACGTCTTGATAGTATTCGTCAGGCCATTGTTTATAATAACCTTGTTTGTGCAATTTATCAGAAGCTTCTTGTAATTGCGAGAACTTTTGTACCAACATCATAGAATATTTATAATCAGGTCCTGATACATTTACACCCTTATTTGGGGAAACAAGAAACCTTTGTTCTTCTTCCGTTGCAGGATTAGAAGGATGAAAACTCATAAAATAGAAGTTTTTTCTATTATACCATTCATTAAAATCTTCAGTAGCCATATGAAGTTCATTAGGAGAATAACTAAAATAAGGATCACAAAATATAAGAATTTCTGAAATCGAAAAATCTAAATTTTTTAAACAGTTATTTAATTCTTTTTTATAGGGACTATATTTAGGTTTTACAGTTACCCATACCTTTTTATCTAGCCAAGCTTTTTTAGCAAAAGGACAAGCGGGTACTCCACCTAAATGAAGATTAGGAACTTCTAAAAAATGTTTAGACCAAAGTCTAACATCCTCAATTATCTGTTGCCTTGTCGGTTGTATTTTTTCCACGATTTTATTTTATGTTTATTTTTAGGTTTAGACCTTGACGAATGACCAATTGAAGTTCTTTTTTTAATAGGAGTAAAGTAGTCGTTTCTTGTAGTAATTTTAGCCATATTTTATAAATAAGTTACAGCTCCCATAACCCATAAAGTTCCAAAAATTACATATGCTAGAGTTACTGGTTCCATTTTTCCTTTGCTCTAAGTGTCCAAGCTTTCATAGCTTCTTTAGTTA